TTGCTAAAAAACAACGGGAAAAAGAAAATGGCGGGAATGTCTCCAACACAACTGACACTAAGAAAACTAAAAAGTAAAGGATATGAAACAGTCCAGGTGGTCGAAGTGTGGATACCATTTGGTAAGTTTGGTAATCGCAGGGATTTGTTTGGAGCATGGGATATACTTGCAGTTAAAGATGGAGAAACCACTGCCATACAGGTTACTTCCAAATCTAATATATCAGCACGAGTTAAGAAAATATCTGAGAATGAACACGTTAGTAATTTAAGGGATGCCAACTGGAAACTATTAGTTCATGGTTGGTATAAAAATAAAAGCAATAGATGGGAGTGTAAAGAAATTGACGTTAGTTAAAAATCCTTATGACAGAAGAGATTATAAATACAAACTAAAAGAAAGAATGGTTAGTAGGAAAGAAGCAATAGATGCTTGCTTAAAAGTATTAGATGGTAAGGAGTTAACTAGAGAAGAAATTTGTCAGCAGTCAGGATTAGACAAAATTCATATACATAATATTTTACAAAAGATGAGAGATTATGGTTTAGTAAGATTTACATCTGAAAAGAAAAATGGTAAAAGATTATATACAAAACATTATGAATGTTTACTTGCTGAACATCTTTATCCATCACCGGAAGAGATAGAAAAACAATTTACAATAAAAGGTCGCACAGTTAGAAAATTAGAACAGGGCGGTAACAGACGATCAGGATATGGTAGTAATGTTACTTACAGTAAATCTTACTCTTGGGATATGGAATGAACTTAGAATATCTAAAGCATTTGTTAAGTTTATGGACTCGATGGATGAAGAATGACGACTATGGTCTTGGTTATCCAAAACGTAGTTTAGGTATGAGTTCCGGTGGAGCATCTACTGAAGATACATTTGATGAGATGTATGACGACCTGGAATTAGATAAAGTAAGAACACTCAATGCAGTAATCAACGAATTAAATCATGAAGAAAGAAAAGCAGTTCATCATTTTCATCTTGGTAGTGTTGCACCAATGTATAAAGAAATAAAGTATGAACTTGCTATAGAAAACATATTAAAAAATATTACAAAAAGGTTAAATTGATATTGCACTGGACACACGATTAATGTAGAATTATGAACATGAGGGCAAACTATGCCCGCTATTTCTCTATCCCTACAATAGAGAACTCTCCTCCTAGACCCACTTCGGTGGGTCTTTTATTTTATATAAAGGAAAGATTATGCCTAAAGTCGGTGGTAAAACATACTCATATACTAAGTCAGGAATGGCAAAAGCAAAGAAAGAAGCAAAGAAAACTGGCAAAAAAATGACGATGGCAAAAGGTAAGAAGTATGGCAAGTAAGGGTTTGTATGCCAATATCCATGCCAAAAGAAAAAGAATCGCTAAAGGAAGCGGGGAAAAAATGCGTAAAGCAGGAGCAAAAGGCGCACCCACAGCAAAAGCGTTCAAGCAAGCAAGCAAAACTGCAAAACCTGCTAAAAAATCTCGGTGATTGTGTATGAAGAAAGACTCACGATTAACTAGAGCAGGAGTATCAGGTTACAATAAACCTAAGCGCACACCTAACCATCCTACAAAATCTCATGTCGTTGTGGCAAAAGATGGTGACCAGGTAAAGACTATTCGATTTGGACAACAAGGTGTATCGGGTGATCGCAAGATGACATCTCGTGCTAAATCATTTAAAGCAAGACATGGTAAGAACATAGCAAAAGGCAAGATGTCCGGAGCATATTGGGCAAACAAAGTTAAGTGGTAGAAAGTCCATGCACTTATGAGTGCCATGTGATTGACGACCAATGTATAAAATGTAAGAGAACAGTTGACGAAGTTATCAATTGGACTAAACTTACAGATACAGAAAAACAATCAATAATACAGAGAATTAAAAATCAAAATTGATAATACAATTGATATTGCAAAAGAGTATTTAAGAGTCGAGTCAATACTTCAACCTGCTATAGATTTAAACAACGGGTTATATGAATCTAAAGATATACTCGAAAGTTTAATCAAGCATGAGTATCAATTGTTTACTGCTAAACATTCAGCAATTGTTACTACAATTAATCCATATCCTCATGGCATTGTATTACATTTGTTTTTAGCAGGCGGTAACTTAAAAGAACTAGAAGAGTTATACAAAGAAACGGAAGAGTTCGCACGTTATCAAAACTGCAAGTCAATAACATTAATCGGTAGGTTCGGTTGGAGTAAAAGTTTTCTAAAAGAATATGGAATGAAACCAACCTGTTTACAAATGAGTAAGGAATTATGATAAAACTACATCACATATTTAGATTAGTATTTGGATTTGCAATGGTCGAGTTTTGCAGATTCTTTTACTATTATCAATATAATACTGGTCCAAGTTATTCCCAATTAAATCCATCTGCTCCATCTTTATCAGCAGAACAACAAAAGTTATTAGGTATTACGCCTAGTTCTAAATATACAGGGTTATCACAAATTGGTAATCAAAACTTATATTTAAGTGGAAATCAAGTATGGCAACAAGATAATTCAGGTAATTATTATCTTAAAGACATTGGAACAAATACACGATTTAAAAGATATGGTGGTGATGTAAAAGGATTAATCAAAGAAGGTGAAGAAGATGCAAGAACATATACACCATCTATGGCATATCTTTCTGCATTACAAAGAGCGCAAACACCTTATGCGCCATTTTCTGCACAGCAAGCACCATTAAGCATTGCAGGATATAATCCATCCGCAATGTCTAGTGTATATACCCCTGCAACAGCAACAAATTTATTAGGTAACTTACCTACTGGTCCAATGTATGGAGCAGGAAGATTTCTTACTGGCGGTAGTGGTTTATTAAATATGCCAATATCATTTACACCATCAGGAAACAACACATCAAATAATTCAGGATCAAGCACACCATAATTTGATATAATTATTTTATGTTAAGAATATTTGTAGGTTTTGATGGGGAAGTAGAACCAATTGCATATCATGTGTTCTGCCAAAGTGTTATAGAGAAAGCAACCATACCGGTGAGTTTTACACCACTTGCTTTAAATACACTAAACAACTATATGGAGACACACAATGATGGTTCTAATGCTTTTATCTATTCTCGTTTTTTAGTCCCATATCTTTGTGACTTTCATGGTGAAGCATTATTTGTAGATGGTGATATGCTATGCCGGGAAGATATATCAGAGTTAATTAACACTATAGACAGAACAAAAGCAGTATCAGTAGTTAAACACGACTACAAAACAAAACATCCAGTTAAATACTTAGGTAACAAGAACGAAGACTATCCTAGAAAAAACTGGTCAAGTGTCATATATTGGAACTGTAGTCATTACAAGAACAGAGTATTAACACCTGAATACATTATGACTGCAACAGGTAAACACTTACATCGATTCGAGTGGTTACGAAATGAATTTATAGATCTAGTTGGTGACATTCCAAAAGAATGGAACTGGTTAGTATCTGAATACGAATATAATCCTGATGCCAAGTTAGTTCACTTTACTATAGGAACACCATGCTTCGATGATTACAGTCGATGCGATTATGCAGAAGAGTGGGGAACGGCATTAGATAACTTATTAATACCTATGGACATATAATGGATATTGAAGAAATAAAACGGAAGATCAGAACTGGAGAGATTCAGATACCTGATACTACCATTGATCCGTCTGTAGTAGAAGAACTTAGAAGAAGACAAAGAATAGCAGAGATAAATGCTAGAATGAATCCTGAAAGATATAATACAGGGAATGAGCAACCAAGACTGATAGATGTCAGTGGTTATTATATGTCACCCAATGTAGAAGGTAGTTTTAATACACAAGGTAATCAAGTTATACAAGATCCAACACAGGGTATTAGTTATAGTCCATACGAAGATGTGACGGCATATGGTGGAAGAGTAGGAGCAAACATTCCTGTAAACGAAGGAATACTATCGGCAGGAGTGACAGGTCAAGGTTATAATGTAGATGTAAATGCTCCAGGATATACAGGAACATTTAAAGATAAAGCAATTACTGGTGCAGACGTAGCATATGGTAATGAAACAGGCGAAATAGGATTAGATTACTTTCTAAATGAAAATATGCCTGATGACTTTTTTATAAGAGGATTACTTAACTTTTAAACAACCAACCTATATGGAGTTGTAATGGAACATGACGATAAACAAATAGAACAAACAAACACACATGGTGGTAAACGAGAGGGTGCAGGTGCGCCACTCGGAAACAAAAACTCTAGTAAATCCAATAGATTATACGCAGAAACAATCAAGAGGATTAATGTTCAGTCTGAAGGACAAGTAGCATATGACATTGCTATGGCATTAATTAATAAAGCAAAAGAAGGTGATATATCTGCTATAAGAGAGTTTGGTGATCGAGTTGATGGTAAATCAGTATCAACTACAGAATTATCAGGAATAGATGGTGCAGATCTTCCAATAGGTATTACAGTAGAGTATGTCAAACCTAAAGATTAAGGCACAGTTTCCTGAGATATTATCATTTCTAGCAGAACCATATAGATATAAGATCTTATTTGGTGGTCGAGGTAGTGGGAAATCATGGGGAGTTGCTAGAGAACTTCTAATACAAGGAGCAATGAGAGAGAATCCATTGCGTATTCTTTGTGCTAGGGAAATACAACGCTCTATTAAACAATCTGTTCACCAGTTACTATCAGATCAGATACAAGAATTACAATTAGGCGGGTTCTACGATGTCTTAGAGAATGAGATACGAGGTAGAAACGGCACTAAGTTTAGTTTTACCGGTCTTGCTAACAACACAGTAGAGAGTATTAAGTCATACGAGGGTGTTGATAGAGTATGGATCGAGGAAGCACAAACAGTTAGTAAGAAGTCATGGGATATTCTTATACCTACGATTCGTAAACCAGGATCAGAGATATGGGTAACATTCAACCCATCACTAGATACAGATGACACATACCAACGATTTGTAGTTAATCCACCTGAAAACAGTAAGGTCGTTAAGATTAATTATAATGACAACCCATTCTTTCCGGATGTGCTAGAACAGGAAAGATTACATAGTAAAGAGCATGACCCTGACTATGCAAACATATGGGAAGGTGATTGTAAGTCAGCAGTTGATGGTGCTATCTATGCTAAAGAGATTACAGATGCACAAGAACAAGGAAGAGTAACAAGAGTTCCTTATGACCCACAACTTAAAGTTCATATTGTTATGGACTTAGGTTGGAACGATAGTATGTCAATCATACTTGTGCAAAAAGGTGTATCAGATGTTCGTATCATTAACTACATCGAAGATGACCATAGAACATTAGACAGTTACTCTGCTCAACTACGAGACATGAGATACAACTGGGGTCAAATGTATTTACCGCATGATGGTCGAACCAAAGACTTTAAGCATGGTGTATCAGCAGAAGATATTATGCGAAGACATGACTGGGATGTTCGGATTGTTCCACGACTTGATATAGAATCAGGTATAAGAGTAGCAAGAATGAACTTCCATCGAGTTTACTTTGATACAAACACACAACGTCTCATTGAATGTTTAAAGCATTATAGACGTGGGATTAGTTCTACAACCAATGAACCAGGCGCACCGGTGCATGATGAGTATTCACATGGTGCAGATGCGTTTCGTTATTTAGCAGTATCTATTGAAGATATGACCAACGAGTCTTGGCACAATAGCGAGATACAATATTCTAATTTAGGAATCGTTTAATGAAATTAACACAAGAAGAAATAGTTGCTAAGATAGAGAACGAAGAAAGTATTGCGTATGGTATTAATGATGCGCAACTATCTACGGAACGTGCAGAAGCAATCCAATACTATTTAGGTGAACCATTCGGTAACGAAGTAGAAGGTCGTTCTCAAGTAGTATCTTACGACACTCAAGATACAATCGAAAGTGCTTTGCCACAATTACTCAAGGTGTTTGTTTCAGGTGACGAAGTTGTAAGATTTGAACCAAAGAATCCTGAAGATCAAGAGTCAGCAGACCAGGAAACAGATTATGTGAACCACGTTGTTATGGAAAAAAACAGTGGGTTTGAAGTATTCTATGTTTGGTTTAAAGATGCACTACTATCTAAAAACGGATATGTAAAAGCATACTATGAAGAAGAAGATGACATTGACGAAGAGTCATATGAAGGATTAACAGATGCACAACTTGATATGTTGGCACAAGATGACAATGTTGAAATTGTAGAACACACATCTTATCCTGATCCATCAGTAACACCAATGCCAATGACACCTCCGATGATGACTGAAGAACCTGAAGTCAAACCATTGAATGGTGAAGGTGTTGAGATTGACATGGAAATGCAACAGATGTTTGCACAACCAATGTTACATGACGTTAAGATTCGTATTACAGAAACTAATGGTCAAATTAAAATTAAAAACGTAGCACCTGAAAGCATTATGGTATCTGTTGATTGCAACGGAACAAACTTAAACAGTGCTAGATTTGTGCAACATCGTGAGTTAATGTGTCCTGAAGAAGTTGCAGAACAGTTCGATATGAAAGTAGAAGAAGTCGAACAGATTATGGCAGACACACAAGATGCGTTTGAATTAGAATCTAATGCTCGTGATATTTACCAAGAGCAATATGATCGTGCTGTAGATACAACAGACATTCTAGTTAAAGATACATACTATCGAGTTGGTGATGAACGTATGCGCTATGTTGTTATTGGCAACACAGTTATTTACGAAGAAGAATGTGACCATGTTCCATTTGCCTGTATATCTCCTATGTTAATGCCACACAGACACGTTGGTCGTTCTTATGCTGATTTAACTAAAGACATCCAAATGGTTAAGTCAACATTGATTCGTGGTCAATTAGATAATATGTATCTCTCTAACAATGGTCGTTATGCTATCTCTGATAGAGTAAACCTAGACGATATGCTAACCTCACGACCAGGCGGTGTGGTTCGAGTGCAAGGTGATCCAGGCAGTGCAATTATGCCAATGCAACACGCTCCGTTCCCTGCTACATCTTTCAACATGGTTGAATACATGGACAACATGAAAGAGAAGAGAACAGGTATTACTGCATACAATCAAGGTTTAGATAGTAACTCACTAAACAAAACTGCTACTGGTGTTCAGCAAATAATGAACGCATCACAACAACGATTAGAGTTGGTAGCAAGAACATTTGCAGAAACAGGTGTTAAAGACTTATTCTTACTTGTTCATAAAATGGTAAGACAAAACTTAACCAAACCTGACATCGTTCGCATTAGAAACAAATGGGTAGAGATTGATCCTCGTTCATGGAAGAATCGTAAAGACTTATCTATCTCAGTAGGTCTTGGTGCAGGTAACAAAGATCAGCAATTAATGCACTTAAACAACATTCTACAAATGCAAAAAGAAGCATTACAAGTTGGACTTACAGATCCAGGTAAAATCTACAATGCGTTAGCAAAACTTACACAGAACGCAGGATTTAAGAACCCTGATGAGTTTTGGAATGATCCCGCTAACAACCCAATGGCAGGACAACAACAACAACCTGATCCTCAACAACAATTGATTCAAGGTCAGTTACAGATAGAGCAAATGAAAGCGCAAGCAGATATGCAGTTAGAAGCGCAGAAGAATGATGCAGACATGAAGCAGGAGCAATTACGTTCACAAAATGATATACTTATAGAACGTGAGAAGATCGCATCTCAAGCAGAGTTGGAAAGATTTAAAGCACAACTTAAAGCAGAGACTGATCTTGCTATTGCAAACATTAAAGCACAAATGGGAATGTAATGAAAGATAAAGCACTTGAGGAAATCAAGCGTGGGGGTGAAGCAGAAAAGATACTGAGTAACAAAGTTTACCAGGAAGCATTTAATAAGGTTAGAGATAACATTGTTGATGCAATGCAAAACAGTCCGTTAAGTGATGAAACAACACATAATAGATTAGTGATTGCACTACAAACTTTGACTCAAATCGAGAAAGCACTGACAGACATCATGCAAACAGGCAAGATGGCACAGATACAGGTGCAAGACCCACGATAAAGAATTTGGGTAAGGGCAAACCCACTTTAGTAACATTATGCCTAATATAAAAAGGAAACATTATGAGTGACCAACCTAATATGGAGTCACCACAAAGTCGCTTGGAAGCGATGCTTGGTGATATTCAAGATGAAACTCTACAACCACCGGTTGAAGAGCAAGAAGAACCACAAGAAGTTGAGGAAGAATTAGAAGAAGAAGTCGGTGAAGAGGAAGTTGTAACCGAAGATTCTGAAGATGAAACCGAAGAAGAAGAACTAGAGACTGATGATGAAGTAGACGAAGAGGAATCCGATGAGGAACAACCTGTTGAGTCTGTTAAGTTAAAAGTTAATGGTGAAGAAATCGAGAAACCTCTTGACGAAGTCGTGGCATTAGCGCAACAAGGACTTGACTACACGAAAAAGACTCAGGAAGTTGCTGAGAAGCGTAAGGAACTTGAATCTTTAGAGAATCAAATCCGTATGCAGGAACAGAACCTTCAACAGCAGTCTATGCTGAACAGTGAGTTAATTCAAGATGTAGCGAAAATTACGGCACTAGACCAACAGTTATCCGAGTATCAAGACGTGAACTGGGAAGAACTGTCTGATAGTGATTTCGTAACAGCACAAAAGAAATTCTTTACGTTTAATCAGTTACAGCAACAACGCAGTAACTTGGTTTCACAGTTTGAATCCAAAAGGCAGGAAGCATTGAATAAACAGCAACAGATGGTTGCAGAGAAAGTTGCAAAAGGTAGAGAAGTCCTCGCTAAAGAAATACCGAATTGGAGTCAAGAGACTACCCAAGAAATTATTTCTACAGGCAGAGAAGATTACGGATTTACCGATGCGGAACTTAATGCAATTGTTGATCCTCGACACGTTAGAGTGTTGCACGATGCGATGCAATGGAGAAAACTTAAATCTAAAAATTCGGTAGTAAAGAAAAAGGTCAGTCGTGCTAAACCAGTAGTGAAACCTGGTTCTAAAGACCCTAAAAAAGTAGTCAACTCTAATGCTAAAAAGATGCGTGAACAATTACGTAAATCAGGTAGCGCAGAGATGGCAAGTAAATTAATCGAAGATATGATTTAAGGAGTAAACAATCATGGCAGTTTCAGCAACCAATGTCTATACCGGTGCAGGTATAGCAGAAGATTTTGAGAATATCATTTATGATATTTCTCCTGAAGAAACACCATTGTTATCAATGGCAAAAAGAACTAGCGCAGGTCAAACGTATCATCAATGGCAAACAGATGCTTTAGCATCAGCAGGCGCAAACAGACAGTTAGAGGGCGATGATGCTTCATACGCTACTCTTGCTTCTACAACAGTATTAGGTAACTACACACAGATTTCTCGTAAAACTGTAAACATCTCTAATACATATGATGTAGTTAAAAAATATGGTCGTAAGTCAGAAGTTGCTTATCAGTTAATGAAAGCAGGTAAAGAACTTAAACGTGACATGGAATTTGCATTAGTGCGTAACCAAGCATCATCAGCAGGTGGCGCAGGAACAGCACGTTCATCAGCAGGTTTAGAGTCATGGATCGGTGGTAACAGTGTTAAAGCAACATCAGCATCTACAGCAACTACACCAGGTTTCTCAGGTGGCACAGTTGTTGCACCTACTGACGGAACAGCAGGCACATTCGTTGAAGCAGATCTAAAATCAGCATTAGAATTAGCATGGTTAGATGGTGGTGAACCAACAACTATCTTAATGTCATCTACAAAC